GTGCGCCCGTGCGGGCGAGCGCCGCCATTCTGTTCGCTAGTGTCCGGCGACAGTCATTGACGCGCTACTCACCTTTTACGACTTCCCCGCCGAGCCCCCGGCAATATCGGGCGGCGCTGGTTCCAAGTCTGTTACACCTCTTCCTAAATCTGTAACAGTATGGACAAGCGGGAGGGCTGTTTCCATGGAAAACTCGCGGCTTCGCCAAGTAGCTCCAACCTCAGTAAATGTAACAGTTGGCAAGCGCAGCCGTGAATATCTCACCGACCGCGAGGTCGAGCGGCTCATCGAGGCCGCCAAGGAGAACCGCTCTGGGCATCGGGACGCCACGGCTATATTGGTCGCTTACCGCCATGGCCTCAGGGCCTCGGAGCTGGTGGCACTGCGCTGGGACGACATCGACCTCGCCACCGGGCGCTTGCATGTACGCAGGGCTAAGAGCGGAGATGCCAGCGTACATCCGATATCGGCGCGGGAAAGCCGCGCGCTGCGCAAGCTCCTGCGCGAAGCTCCAACATCTCCGTACGTCTTCATCTCGGAGCGCCGCGCGCCGTTGTCCGCAGCCGGATATCAGCGCATGGTTGCCAGAGCGGGCGTGGCTGCGAAATTCACGTTCCTCGTGCATTCCCACATGCTGCGGCATGCCTGCGGGTTCAAGCTCGCCAACGACGGACACGACACTCGCGCCATCCAAGCCTATCTCGGCCACCGATCGATTATGTCCACCGTCCGCTACACGGCCTTGACGCCGAACCGCTTCAAAAACTTTTGGAAGGATTAGCTTTCCAAGCGTCTTGTATCGAACGACAACTCAGTCCGACCAGTGAGTGCCGATGCGTGGGGGCGGCGGTCGCCTAATCCTCCTGGAATTAGCCGGCGGCTCCTCGTAAGCGATTGCCATATACCCGAATGCATCTGCCGCATGGCTCGACCAATCGTGTTCTGGGCCCAGACCGATACTGCGCTTCTCGTCCTGACGCTCGTGGTAGTAGCCGAGCGCATCGCGTCCAGCTTCAGTCGTAGAGTCATTAAACCAGCATCGCGGAAACACGCGCCGCGCCGCTTCTATGCGCATCATCGCGGCACCGGCTCCGGTATTCTTGATCGGAATGCCGCACTCGAAGCCGGCTTCGGTCCAGTGATCGATGTAACGCTTGCCGGTGATGTTGTTCGTCGCCACGCCGTCGTGCGGTAGGTAGACGATCACATCTTTCCAGCCGCGCCGGCGCAGCTCGTGTGCGTAATACGCAAGCGGCTGTCCGACGCCTTCAATGTAATCCAACAACCTGATCTCACGGCCCACGAACTGTGCGATCCAGATCGCCATTGCATCCGAGCTGTGTCCGGCGCCGCCGATGTCGAAGAACGCCTTCACCGGCAGTATGGGATCAACCGCAACACGACAAATCCTGCCTTCCTGCCTCGCCTGCTCTAAATGGCGAGCAAAGTAAGCACCTTCGAAAGCCTTCGCGTACTCACCCTCCCAGACGTGCGGGTAGCGCTCTGGATAAAGCTGCAGATCGAGCCTGCGCTCCTCCTCGAGGACGGCTGGAAACCACGGATTGTCGCGCCAGTTCGCGTTTACGACCACCGCATTGTCTGGCTTCTTCTGGCGCAAAAATTCATCGATGGCATCCTTCTTCCGGCGTGGGTTCCAGTTGGCCCACAGTTCCGATCCTTCCTTTCGGATCGTGGGGCGCAACAATGACAGACTGCGCGCGCTCAGGGTCTGCGCTTCCTCCACCCACGCGATGTCGAAACCTTCGAGCGACTTGATCGATTCCGCTGTCGAGTCCTGCATTCCCTGAAAGATAATCAGTCCATCCCCCGGCGTCACAATGCGATCGTGAAGGACTTGAAAGCGAGCGCCCACGCCCAGGCTCTGGATTTTCGACTCGATCAACCTTTTCGACGACTGAAGCAGACTCTTCTGTACCTCACGAATGCAGACCGCGAGTGTGCCCGGACTGACCAAGCACCTCTCGACCATCAGCTCGCCGAAGAAATGGCTCTTGCCTGAGCCGCGACCGCCATACGCGCCTTTATAACGCGCCGGCTCCAGGAGCGGACGGAACACCGGCGCCGTTGGAATGCGAAGTGTAGGCATCAGTCTGCTGACCAATGCCGGCCGGGAGTCTCGCGCACCACTTCCGTAGACGGCTCATCGTAGATGCTTTCGTCGGGGATATTCCCAGGCGCCGACTGCGGGGCGCGCTCGACAATGACGCGCTCGATGCGCTCGTAGACGGGGTTACCAGTATTGTGCTGGTCCACTTTCTCGCGCCACATGCCGGCCAGCTTGGCCTTCGCGGTCAGGGCGCTCACGGCAGCAGCGGCGCCGCCCTTCTCGGACATCGCCTTGGCACGGGCGGCCTCGGCTTCGGCAATCAAGCTCTCAATTGTCACCTGCTTGTTCGCGGCTGCTGCGGCAGTTGCTTGCTGATGAATGGCAAGCTGCTCTTCCTGCAATTCGGCCAACCGCACTGAAATGTGCTCCTTACGTGCTAACGTTGCCGCGTTGGCCCGATGTGGCTTAAAGCCCACTTGCCCATACGCCGCGGCAGCAGACATGCCGCGTGCGAGCGCCTGAGCGAAGGCTTCATGGCGAGGGTTTTTAAGAGCAGGCATCGTATTCCACCCTAAACAGGGATTGCTGAGAGTTACCGATCCGCTCGCGCGGTGTACCTCTCAATGACTTTCCCGAAAACGGTTCACGAGGATCGGCACTTCCACCCAGCCTCATTCTGATATTCCTCATTCTGATCTTCCTCATTCTGATCTTTGCGACTCGTTGGATTCTCTTGTTTCAGCGATCTGGTTCACTTCCCTGTTTGACTTTCGCCGTCTCGATGCTTCGCATCTCGCCGGCGGCCATGCACTTAGCGGTGGGTGGCGGTTGAGGCAGAGATTGCCCGTCGCCGGAACAATCTCTGCTTCGACCATGCACTTGAGCGGAGCCTGGACGGACGAGGCGTCGGCGAACAGTTGCAACCCTTGTGATCGGGTCAGCCGGGGTCACTCGGTCGGCTTTACGCAATTTGCTGTGACGGCAGACAGGACACCGCGCATATTCGCAACCGCGGTGTCGTCTTGTGGGATTGGCTACCCACGTCCTGGCCTCGCTAGAACGGCGAGACCTCTAACGTATCCAAGCAGGTCGCTTCCAAAGAGAGAGCTTGGAGTTAGTCCCCCCAGGTCTGACCCCAGGTTCGGCCCGTCATGCGGGCGGATCGGCGTACCGACCTATGAAACGGCGCGCTGCGTCGCGAACCGCGAGAGTCGGCTGCCGTATTTCACCGGCAGCGACCGGGTTAATGGATCGAGTGGTGCGCTTTGTTTGACCGCTCTGCGTGGAGCGTACCGGCGGGTTTCCCAGAGCCGTATCTGTACGACCGTTTAGCGTCTGGCTCGGACGAGCGTCCTGAGATCACGATGGGGGATACCGCTTTCGTGATTCGGCCACTTTATTTGTGAATCGTGTCACACTTTGCGTTCCAAGTGAAGTAGCTGCGATCTTTCGAGCCTCGCAGTCCCTGAGAAATGCTACCCGCTTCTCCAGGCGATCTACATTCTCCAGAAGATTGCATGCGTGGCACACCCAGCCACGAAACGCGCCAGTCTTATGACAATGATCAAGGTGGAAGATCACTGTTATCTCGCCGCAGCACTCACAACAGTCATTGATTGGCCGCAGCGGGCAGTCTTTTTCCGGGGGCGGGGGTAGGTATCCACACCTACGTGCCATCCTTCTGCGAGCCTTATCACGACGGTACATGAGCGTGCCCTCTGGGGGCTCGCTCAGTGACCTCACTGATGAATACGCCCCCCTCCCCATTGCTCAGTGTCCGAACAGTTGTATGAGCTTCTGTTTGTCGCCGCGCGCTTGAAGTTCGTTCAAGATCTCAGCAAAACACTCTGGTCAGCTCGGTATCCGGTGCCGCGCCGCCAGCCTTTGGCGCCCTAGTGAGGGCGTGGGTCGAATCTGGGCAGACACACGAGCGCGATTTTAAGATCGAGGCACGCAGCATCTGGGTGGCACTCGATGCGCTCCACGATTTGTGCTTGGGGAAGGCAGCAACAAAGCAGCTGTTCAAGGCTATGACCGACGCCGAGCTGCGAGCGCATTACGGCTGGAGGCCGAAGCGTCGCTCTCCCCGTGCGTATATTGGGGAATACGCACTTGCAGATGGCGCACTCGAAATAATCGGCACACATTTCCGGTTACAATAACAGCATGAAGAATCAGAATCAGGCGCCGAAGGGGCCGAAGTTCGGATCGCTTAGCGGTTCGAGCGTTCCAGAGCTGGACCGAATGCGAAGCCGGCGCGTTCCGACATCGAACTTGGGTGGCGCCTCGAAGGTCGCTGACGCGCTGCTGGCGGACGCCGCTCTCGGACAAGCAGCGCGTCTGGCTGCACGCCATCGTCGCCAAGATCGAGCGAAGGGCGGCAACATCGTCACGCCGGAGGGTAGTGGGGGCGAAGAGAACCACGCCGCCACCCGCCACGGTGAGCCAGCCTGAATTCAGTGAAAGCCAGGCCAGGTTCAATTGGCACACGAATCAGCGTCCAATAAGTAAACGGCCGCCGAGTTGGAAGCTCGACGGCCGTCAGTAAAGTCTGAGTTCTTCTGACACTTCGACGCCGTTGGAAGCGGCGTCTTCTGCAACCTCGGCCGCAGGAGGGCCGCGTGCATGACTGATAGTCACGAACACGACGATAAAGTCAACGATCAAGATGATGATCTGGTGAGACTGAACAAGCGCGGCCGACGGGACCTGCGCGCCCCTGACGGCCTTCAGGCCCCCTACCTGCTTTGCCTTGAAATCCTCGCGCGCATTGGCGGCTGGGTTCGTCGCAAAGACGTTGTTGACATGACGGACGCATTAATCGCCTACTTCGGCAGCGCCGAGGCTGCGCTCACTGCCGTGAAGTGCGGCGAAGTCGTCGATTTTCAGAAGTTACGTCACGGTGCGGCCCTCCCAACGAGGGGACGCCGATGATGCACATCGGCAAGGCAGCGGCTGCGCTCGGTGGTGAGGTAGCCGGCCACAATACGATCCTGTGTCCCGGGCCGGGGCACTCATCGAAAGATCGCTCACTCTCCGTAAAACTCGATCCGACGGCGCCGGACGAATTTCTGACTTACAGCCACGCTGGTGACGATTTTCGGCTGTGCCGCGACCACGTTCGCGCGCGCCTTGGCCTTCCGCCGTGGCGACCCGGCGATGAACAGCGACGAAGTGTTCCGCCGCGTCATGTTGATAAGTGGGACTTGGCGGCCGTTGAGGCTGACGCCAATGAAGGGTCAAGGGCGTGGACTGAAGACGAAGTCATACGCATCGCAAACGCGCGTCGCATCTGGGAAGAGGCTCGAGACCCACGCGCAACGCTCGCCGAACGGTATCTGCGTGAACACCGAAGGCTCGATCTGCGGGCTGAACTAGTCGGTACGGTACTCCGGTTTCACCCGCGCTGTCCGTGGCGCAACGAAAGCACCGGCAAGACCGAT